CGCTTGGGATATTTCTTCTGCTTCTTATGTTGGTTTCTTTGATGTAAACACTCAAGAAGCAAACCCGTTTGGAATGTATTTTAAACCAGATGGAACAAAAGTTTATGTAATTGGTTCCGTTGGTGATGATGTAAATGAATACGATTTATCCACAGCATGGAGCATAAGCACAGCTAGTTTTGTCCAAAGCAAAAGCATTGCTGGTCAAGAAACAGTTCCTTATAGTATTTCTTTTAAGCAAGATGGAACAAAAATGTATGTTAGCGGAAGTTCTGGTGGAAATAAAATACACGAATACGATTTATCCACAGCATGGGATGTTGATACTCGCAGTTATGTAAAGAGCATTTATTCGATTATTCGTCCAGATGGAATTTTCTTCAAATCAGATGGAACTGCTTTTTATGTGGTTGATTCCGGTTCTAATATAGCTGTTCAATACTCAATAAGCACTTAACCATAACGGACAAACAGGAGACTCACAATGTTCGTAAAAATCACAAACGGTTCGGTAGATGCATACCCATACTCAGTTGGGCAACTACGCCGTGACAATCCAAATACCTCATTCCCCAAGACGGTTTCTGAGGACACAATGGCTGAATATGGTATGTATCCAGTGGGCTACGAAGCTGCTCCAGAATACGATCCAATGACGCATCGCTTGGAACACAGCAATGTCCCTGAACTGAAGGATGGCAAATGGGTACTAACAAAGACTGTTGTGCCGCTGACTGCGGAACAGATTGCCAGCCGGAATGCTTCAAAGGAAAAAGAAATCCGCAGCCTGCGTGATAGCAAGCTGGCTGAAACCGATTGGATGGGCCTCTCAGATGTAACCATGTCTGAAGAAGTAGCTGCTTATCGTCAAGCATTGCGTGACATTACTGCCCACGAGAACTTCCCGTATTTAGAAGAATCTGATTGGCCGGTTAAACCGTAAGGAGCCTCGATATGGCGCTGCTTCCAATTAAGCTGCCGCCGGGGATCTACCGAAACGGCACAGACTTCGAGCAATCTAATCGCTGGCGTGATGCAAATCTCGTCCGTTGGCATGACGGCTCTATGCGTCCGATTGGCGGATGGGAAACCCGCGTAGAAGATGCATTTACCTATGCTCCTAGAGCATTGTTCGCTTGGGTGGACAATAGCCAAGAATCCCATATTGCTGCGGGTACTTACGAGAAGTTGTATCACGTCTCCCCAGAAGGTTCTGTAAGCGACATCACTCCAAGCGGATTCACTTCTGGTCGTCTTGATGCAGAACAGAATACCGGCTATGGCGGTTCGTTTTTTGGAACAGGAACATACGGCACTAATCGCCCTGGAAGCGGTGTATTCCAAGAAGCAACCACATGGTCTCTGGATAGCTGGGGCGAATACCTAGTTGCGTGTACGCCTGATGATGGCAAGTTGTACGAGTGGCAGTTAAATACAGCCAATCCTGCTGCTCAGATCGCCAATTCCCCAGAAGATTGCTCAGGATTGGTAGTAACGGAAGAGCGCTTTATCTTTGCCCTCGGTGCTGGTGGAAATCCACGAAATGTTGCTTGGTGTGACCGAGAAGACAACACCGATTGGACGCCAACTCAGGAAAATGAGGCTGGCGATTTTGATCTGCAAACCTCTGGCCGAATCATGGCTGGTCTGCGTATGCGTGGCCGCACACTGATTGTAACGACCACAGACGCCCATGTAGCTACCTATCAGGGGCCTCCATACGTTTATGGCTTTGAGCGCGTTGGTACAGCATGCGGGACGATTTCTCGAAAATCCCTAGTAGCGATTGACGAAGGCGCATTCTGGATGGGGCAGAAGGGCTTTTTCGGCTTTGATGGCTCGATTGCACGAGAAGTGCCTTGTGACGTGATTGACTACGTTTTCTGCGACATCAACCGCAATCAGCTTTCCAAGGTCTACGCTGTTCACAATAGCCAGTTTGGCGAAATCTGGTGGTTCTATCCAAGCAACGACTCACTGGAAAACAACCGCTACGTCGGCTATGACTACAAGGAAGGCCATTGGGAAGTTGGATCATTGGAGCGCACTGCTGCTGTAGATATTGGTGTATTCAGCACCCCAATCTGGGCAGATTCTGACGGCAACCTTTACAACCATGAAACCGGAATGCAGCATGGAGATTTAACCCCATTTGCAGAATCAGGCCCGATTTCACTGGGTAACGGCGATCAGATTATGAAGGTGAATAACCTTATTCCTGATGAGCGTACTCAAGGCGATGTCAGCATTACGTTTAAGACTCGTTTTTACCCGAATGGCACTGAATATACGCATGGGCCATATACGCCATCCAATCCTACCGGCGTGAGGTTCTCAGGGCGTCAAATGCGCATCCGAATTGAAGGCGCAGGTAATAACTGCTGGAGAGCAGGGATCATGCGGGTAGAGGCCATCCCAGGGGGCCGTAGGTGAGCTTAGCAGAGCTTCCGCCGCCACCATTGGGGCCAAGCTGGTCAAACTGGGGAGAGCGCTTAAACGCCTTCCTAGCGCGCACCAGAGACAGGCTCCGCTTTCTGACGACAGGAGAGAGGGCCTCTGAGGACGGCATTCTGATGTGGGATCGCTCGATTGACCACCCAGTGGTTTCGCTGGATGGTGAATGGGTTCCGCTCGGATATGGCGCTAATGATCCAAATCATGGCTATGGTTATGGGGCGTTTTTGGACTTTAACGACCAGACGTGCGCTACAGTCGATACTGCCACGGCGATTACTTGGGGAACAACAGCATATTCTAATGGGATTTCTGTAGGCTCTCCGACTAGCAGAATCGTATTTACGAATGCTGGAAAGTATTATATTCACTTTACGGCACAGCTTAGTTCTCAGTCCGCAAATGCAAAGACATTTTGGTTCTGGCCGCGAATCAACGGCACAGACATCACCGGATCAACCATGCGGATTACCCTGCATGATAATGACGAAGCAAAAACTGTCGCTCGTGCGGCCATTTTTGAGGTTGAGGCCGGGGATTATCTTGAAGCCATGTTTGCTGTAGATAGTCTGGATACTTCTCTGGAGGCATATGCAGCAGAAACTTTCTGCCCTGCGGTTCCGTCCGTCACGTTAATGGTGAAAAGCATCTGATGAATAATGACAGACCGCCAATCATGGACGAATTGGCTCGCTGCCGTGGGTGGATTGAATCTGCCCTAAATTACTCTGGCGGAACCCATACCTTTCAAGATGTTGTGGATGGGATATTAAAGGGTACAATGCAGCTATGGGCTGGGGAATCCGGCTGTGGCGTGACTGAAATAAACGTATATCCAAGAAAAAAAGTTTTGCATGTTTTTCTTCTTGGTGGTGAATTGAACCAGATTCTAGATTTTGAAGAATCTATGGCAGAATTTGCTAGAGCAAATGGCTGCGTTGCGATGACAGGATCAGGCCGACCTGGATGGGATCGGGTAATGAAAAGCACAGATCACGGCTGGAAAAGATCATTTGTCGTGATTGAGCGGCCAGTTTAAGGAGATTGATATGAGCCGTTTTGGACATTTCCACGAAATTGCAGATTTGCCAGAACGCGCTTTCTGCGAAAACAAATATGAATTTACGCTAGAAGGTGGCAAGGGCGGATCTCAATCTTCCACAGTAGAAATTCCAGATTACTTAAAAGAACCGCTCAAGCGCAATATCGCCCGCGCAGAAGAAATCCAGAAACTCGGCTACATGCCATATTACGGCCCTGACGTAGCTGCATTCACTCCGATGCAGCAGGCAGCCTTTGGCGCAACAGGTCAAGCAGCAGAAGCATTTGGCTTTGCTCCTCGCGGCACGATGTCGGGTGCAGGCGCAATGCAAGGAATGCCATCTCCGCAAACCTACGCTGGCGGCATTAGCGGATATTCTTCTGGCGATCTTTACGATCAAGCCGTGGCAGAACTTGCTGCTCGTCGTCCTGCTATTGCAGAGCGTTATGCAGGTTTGTTTGCAGATCCAATGACAGGATTAACGGCTGAAGAAGTTCAGGCCGCAGCAGAAGATACAGGAAAATCAGAATTTGCTTCTGGTTATGACTGGATGCCAATAATTGACACAAATACTGGCGCAACAACAGACCCGCTTGCTAGCTATTTTGATCCAGACCAAGGTGGTTACTCAGTAACTCAAGCAAATCTTGAAAAGGCTGCATCTCGCGCTGGCGTTGATCCTAACGATTACATGATTGTCGGCAATAAAGTTCTTCGCCGCACAGCAAGGGGCTAAATTATGATTTCGCTCACCCCAGAACAGCTTTCAAATACACAGGCATTCTTTAAGACAAACCCATCTGCTGCGAATATCTACCAGACAGCTCAAAACTTGGGCTTGTCCGCTAATCAGCTTGCGGATGTTTATTCTCAAGCAACCGGCGGTTCATCGACTGATGCTCTTACTAACAT